AGACGCCGGCCTGGAGATGGCCGCCCGAGAGTGCCGCGAGCTATCCGGGCCGAGCGTGGCGATGCAGTTCTCTGGCGGCGTGCGGTCATGGTCGTGGTCGCGGTCGTGGTCGGGTTCGGGGGGGTCGCGGTCGTGGTCACAGTCGGGGAGAGCGTGGTCGCTGCCATGGTCGCGTTCGTGGTCGCGGTCACGGTCGCGGTCAGGGAGGGTGCGGTCGGGGTCATGGTCGCGGTCAGGGAGGGTGCGGTCGGGGTCACGGTCGTGAGGTTGACTCCGGGAGGCCATGGTGTTTCTGGTGCCGTTCCCTGTCCAATCGCCGGTGGACGTTCTGGTGGCGGCCGACTGGCTCGAAGACGCCGGCCTGGAGATGGCCGCCCGAGAGTGCCGCGAGCTATCCGGGCCGAGCGTGGCGATGCAGTTCTCTGGCGGCGTGCGGTCGCGGTTGCTGTCGCAGTCGTGGTCGGGGAAACCGTGTTCGCGGTCACGGTCACGGTCGGGGAGAGCATGGTCACGGTCGGGGTCAGGGAGATCACGGTCGCAGTCGGGGAGAGCATGGTCACGGTCGGGGTCAGGGAGATCACGGTCGCGTTCGGGTTCGTGGTCGTGGTCGGGTTCGGAGGGGTCGCGGTCAGGGTTGCGGTCGTGGGTCACGGTCGGAGTCTCGCGGTTAACTCCGGTATGGTCGGAGTGATAAAAGAGATCGATCAGGTGCTGTGTCTGTGGTCCTGGGAAGACGGCAGGTGGCGGCTCGTCCGCGACCTGGCGGATTGCGGCAACAGATGGGCGTGGAGTGAGGCCGAGGAGTGGGTATACGGTGGCCCGGGCCGCGCCATCACGGCCTGGAGCTGGGATTTCGGCGTCCGGCTTGCCCGGCTGACGCTGCCCGACGCGGCGTCGGGGCTGACCCCGATCGCCGACGAGATGGCCGCCGCCGCCGGGCAATACTGGTGGCGTATTCTCGACGGCGGTGAGCGGATGTTCCGGGACACGGCCGGGCGGGCGAAGTTGGCGGTCGGCGGCCCGGACAGCCTCCGGCCTGGGCCGATCCGGGTTGCTGACCTGCGGCCCTACGACCGGGCGGTCTTGACCGGGGCCACCTCGTGCCCGAACGGCCTGCGGGTCGAGCGGCTGGCCTGCGTCGTCGCGTCCGTATCCGCGGACGGCTCGGTGAAGGTCTGGCCTGAAGACGACCGCGACCCGCAGGCGGCCGGCGCCGGCGGCAAGCTGTGGTTCGAGGCCGGCGGGATCGAGGCGGCGGAGCTGGTTGAAAGGGACAGGTGAGCAGTGAGCAGTGACGATGGTGTGTGCCGGGACTGCGGCGTCGGAGGGGCGTCTGCTCTGACGCTGCGTGCGGACTTCGGTTCCGGGTGGGCGCAAGTGGCTGGTTTCTGGTGCCCGGCCTGCCATGAGAGTCTGTCCAGGATGCCCCCTGGCGCCGCGGCGGTGTGGATGGTCTGGCAGACAGGTCTTTGCCTCGCTTCCTGGAGGGGTGAGGCGTCCCTCTTGAAGGCGGAGAACGGGCGGCTTCGGGATCTGGCTGTTTCGTCGGCGGGCCGCGCCGCGGTCGTAAAACCGCCGGGCGGGGCGGTCGTTGCTGCTGTCCGGCGCTGGGCGGAAGCCGCGGCCGCCGCGCCGGCCGGCGGCAACGACTTCTCCGCGCGGGTCGCCCTGGCCCTGCTCGCCGTCATCGACGAGCGAGAACGGAGGGTTGCCGAGCTGGAGGCCGCCGCAGGGCCGGCCCGCGGTAAACCGGGTTGATCCGGCGGCCAGACCGTCGGTATACTGCATCGTGGCGGCGGCAAGCTACGACGCGGGGTGCCGGGCATGGCGTACAGACTATCTACCGATACCAGGAACAAAGCCTGTGATGCGATCGTCGATGACATCGATGCGGGATCCGGGTCCGGGACGTGCGCGATCCGCACGGGGGCGCAACCTACGAACGTCGGCGACGCCGACACCGGGACTCTCCTGGGCACGCTGACGTTCAGCGACCCAGCGTTCGGCAACGCCTCGACGGGCGTCGCGACCGCGTCGGCTATCACCAGCGACACCAACGCTGACAACTCCGGCACGGCCGGGCACTTCCGCATCAAGGACAGCGACGGCAACATTCACTCGGACGGCGCCTGCGGCACGTCGGGCGCCGACATGAACTTCGACAACGCGACCATCGTCGCCGGCGGCACGATCGCGTGTTCATCAATGACCGTGACGGTGCCCATCAGCTAAGGAGCGTTTCGCGTGGCGGCCGCGGTGACCGTGATGACTGACGCGATGCCGGCGGCGTGCTTCGCGCCGCCGATGACGGAAGGCCTGCTCGCCCGATACCGAGAGATGGCTGACGCCCTGCCGGACACGCGAGGCGAGGTCCGCGACGCGATGCGCGAGCTGCTGGCCTGCGTCGAGGCGTGGTGGGGGCTGCCGGAGTCCTCCGGCTCGCTGACGGACCCGCACCTGGAGATCCGCCACCGCGGCAAGGAAGTGGCGGTCAGGCTGGTGTCTCTGACGCCAGACCTGAAGCGGCGGCTGGACGACGCCGTGCCGTGGCCCTACGAGCTGCGCTCCATGGAAGAGCTGTTCGGCCGGATCGACCCGGTCGCCGACAAGCCGCTGCGTGACGCGGCGTTCCACCTGTTGTGGTTCGCCAGGGAGCTGGACCTCGGCCGTGAGCCGTTGACCCAGGACAGGCTAGGGGGTGCATGACGATGCCGCAGCTACTCAATGTCCGCGGCCGAACCGGCACCGACGTCAGCCTGGAGCTGACGGTGCCGATCAACGTGTCGGCCGACACCAAGCTCCGCCTGCGGGCGAACGTCGATCAGGCCGACCTGACCGACCCCGACAAGTCGCTGGAGATGACGATCCTCCGCTGGGACGAGGACGCCGGCGAGTACCGCCCCGCCGGCGGCGGCGGCTTCCAGTTCGGGCCGAACTACGGGCAGAATAAAGACGGCACGTTCCCCGACCCGCTGCCGGACCCGGCGGTCACCATCGACGCCGTCTCGGTGGCCGGCAACCGCCTGGTGGGTCAGCTCGACATCCCCGAGGGCATCACCGTCCGCGTCGGCCTGTCGTTCGACCTGCTGTGAGGTGTTGCCCGTGGCCGTCATCACCCGGACCGTGCTGGCGGAGAGGGTTGATCCCGGCGACGGGGTCGCCCGCTTCACGTCGGCCGAGCAGATTCCTGAGCGGTGCGTCGAGATCCGCGTGCGGGCCAGGCTGCCGCTGGCCGCCCGGCAAAACCGCCTGGACGACGACGCTTATCGCGTCGGGGTGTGGGTGTCACGGGACGGCGTGTCGGACTGGCGGTTCGTCGGCGGCGGCACCAACGCCCTCGGCCCGAAGCCGGTCCGCAAGAACGGCGGCGACGCCTACCCGGAACCGTGCCTCAGGCTCACGGCGGAGCCGGACGGCATGACGGGCCACCCGGCCTGGCTGTGGCCGGGCTGGTACGTCCGGGCCGGCGTGGCGCTCAAGGCCCCCCTGCGCCTGGGCTGCGAGGTCGAGTTCGTGACCCTGGAGTGACCCCATGGCGACGGTGAACAACTTGATCGCCAGGGTGTCCAACGACGGCGGCACGTCCGTCACCACGGGCACGTTCGACACGAACGTCGGCGACCTGCTGGTGCTGTGCGGCAACGCCGATGAAAACACCGGTTCCGCGACCTGGACGCTGACGGACAACCAGGGCAACCTGACGTACACGCTGATCGTCGAGCGTGGTAACACGGAGGCCGGTCAGGGGGCCTGTGCCGGGTGGTATCACGCCAACGGTTCCAACCGCACGGGGATGACGATCACGCTGGCGGTGGGCGGCGACGGGGACTCGCCGTCGCTCAAGGTTTACCTCGTCGCGGGCTACGACTCGGTCACGCCGGTCGGGGCCAACAACGAGGGCGACCTCACGACCGACCCGCAGGACACGACGGCGATCACGTCGCAGACCGACGGCGGGATATTCTTCGCCAACTGGACCGACTGGAATCAGACCGGCGTGCCGACCAGTTCCGACCTGACGGTGGCCGGCTTCGACACGGCCGGCGACATCTCCGGCGGCTCGGGCTACAAGACCATTTCCGGCGTCGGGACGTCGGTGACGGGGAACATTAACTCCGGGGCGACCCCGTCGGGGAATTGGGTCAGCTTCGAGGTCCGCAACGCCGGGGCCGGCCCGTGGCTGCCGCAGACCAGCTTCGTCCCGACCACACGCCCCGCGCCGTTCCGGCCGGGCCTCGCGAGGTGAGAGCATGAGCAGGCAGTTCTGGGAAGAGGTCCTGGCCGTCGCGACCGCCGACGGCACGCCGGTCGCCAACACGACCACCGAGACGATCGTCTTCCCCAACATGACGATCCCGGCCAACTACAATCAGGACGGCCGCGTGCTGAGGATCACCGCTTACGGCCGGTACTCGACGACGACAACGCCGACCCTGACGTTCCGCCTCCGCTGGGGCGGCGTGTCCGGAACGGTGCTGGCCGCGTCGGGGGCGATGGTCACCGGCGCGACGGTGACCAACGCCATGTGGCGGGTCGAGCTGCTGACGGTCGTCCGCACCAACGGGTCGTCCGGCACCCTGTTCGCGGTCGGCTCGGCCCGGCTGGGCGAGGACGCGACCTCGACCGTCGGCTCGGCCACCAACGCCGGTGCGGAAGACCTCATGGGTTCGGCCGGGGTCGCCGCGCCGGCGGCGGTCACGGTGGACCTGACGGCCGACGCGGCCCTGTCGCTGACCGCCCAGTGGGGCACCGCCAGCGCGTCCAACACGCTGACCGGCCACTTTTACCTTATCGAGTCGCTCAACTGAGCGGTAGGAGGGCGTCGCCGTGGCCATGTTCTTCTCGCACGGCCACGTCCTCTGGACGGCCGCCTCGACGGCCGGCACGACCTTCGCCGTCTCCGGCCTGGGGTTCCGGCCCAAGGCGCTGCGGTTCTACTGGATGGGGCTGGGGTCCTCGACCGACTTCTTCTCGTCGTCCACCCACATGCGGGCCGGCGTCGGGTTCGCCGTGGGGGCGTCCGACCGCCGCTGCGTGGGGATCCAGGACCAGGACGCGGTCGGCACGCAGGTCTGCACGACCTGCTACCGCAACGACGCGGTGGCGGTCACCTGCACCTCGACCCCCGCCGTTGACGGCCTGCTCGACCTTCAGTCGATCGACTCCGACGGCTTCACGCTGGTCGTGGACGACGCCTCGCCGGTGGACGTGTCGGTCTTCTGGGAGGCGTGGGGCAGCGACGACAACGCCTTCCTGGCCGCCATCGGCGAGATCTCCGAGCCGGCGGCGACCGGCGACGTGGACTACGAGTGCGGCTTCAAGCCGTCGGTCCTGATGCTCGCCGGCGTCCAGGGCACGGCGGCGGCGAACACGGTGACCCGCAACGACGCGCAGCTGATGGTCGGGTTCGCGACCGGCTCGGACGACGCGCAAAACGTGGTGGTGGTCGGCAACGACGACGACGGCTCGGGGACGACCGACACGGACGGGTACGCCCGCGCGGGCGAGTGCCTGGCCATGATCGCCGTGGCCGGCGGCAACCCGTCGGCCCGTGCCAAGATGACCGGCTGGCGCGACCGCGGCTTCCGGCTCAACTGGATCGCCAGGGCCACGACCGACCGGCGGACGATCTACCTGGCGATAGCCGGCGGCCAATGGCGGTGCGGCGGCTACCTGATCACCGGCAACTCGGGCGGGGCGACCCGGACGGTGGACGGCCTCGGGTTCCGCCCGGCCGGGGTGCTGTTCGCCGGGGCCATGCGCACCCAGTCCGCCGCCGGCACCTCGACGACGGAAATGCGGGTCGGCCTGGGCACGGCGACCTCGCCCTCCAGCCGGCGGGCCATGGGCCTTTTGAGTGAGAATGGCAATGCCACGGCGTCGGAGATCGAGCTGGCGATCGACTACGACTCGTGCCTGGCGTTCCCCTCACCGGCCGGGGCGGTGCAGGCGGCCTACGACCTGGACGCCGTGCTGGCCGACGGCTTCCGCGTCGTCGTGGACACCGCCGGCGGCGTGGCGAACGAGTTCCAGGCGTTCCTGGCCTTCGGCGGGGCCAACCCACTCGCGCTGAACAACTACCTGTGCCCTGACGGCCAGTCCGGGCTGTCCGTCACGGAGAAGACGCGGTGAGCTTCCCACGGTTCGGCCGCGGGTCGATCAACCCGCTGGCGAGGACGCCGGCCCCGTCCAACGTGTTCACCGCGACGGCCCCGCTGTCCGCCGGGGCCGCGACGCTGTCGGCGTCGGCGACGTTCACCGCGCCGGTGTATACCGGCGCGGCGTCCCTGGCGGCCCCGGCGGCGACGCTGTCCGCCGCCGCGACGTTCGCCGGCAACGTCTACACCGGCTCGGCCGCTCTGGTGGCCGGCGAGGCCACGCTCAGCGCCTCAGCGACGTTCACCGCGCCGGTCTACACAGGGTCGGCGGCTCTCACGGTAGGTGAGGCCGCCATGTCGGCGTCAGCGACGTTCACCGCGCCGGTCTACACAGGGTCGGCGGCTCTCACGGTAGGTGAGGCCGCCATGTCGGCGTCAGCGACGTTCACCGCGCCGGTCTACACAGGGTCGGCGTCACTGGTCGCTGGTGAGGCCACGCTCAGCGCATCATCCACGTTCACCGCGCCGGTGTATACCGGCGCGGCGTCCCTGGCGGCCCCGGCCGCGACCCTGGCCGCGTCCGCCCTGTTCGCCGCTGATGTGTACTCCGCCTCGGCCGCTCTGGCCGTCGGCAAGGCGACCCTGGCCGCTTCGTCCACGTTCACCGCGCCGGTATACACCGGCTCGGCCGCTCTGGTGGCCGGTGAGGCTACCCTGTCGGCGTCAGCAACATTCACCGCGCCGGTGTACACCGGGTCGGCGGCTCTCACGGTAGGTGAGGTTACGCTCAGCGCGTCGTCCACGTTCACCGCGCCGGTCTACACCGGGTCGGCGGCTCTGGTGGCCGGTGAGGCCACGCTCAGCGCCTCAGCGACGTTCTCCGGTAACGCCTACACTGGGTCGGCGTCACTGGTCGCGGGCGAGGCCACACTGTCGGCGTCATCCACGTTTACCGCTCCGGCCTACACCGGCTCAGCCACGTTGGCGGTCGGTGAGACAGCGCTGTCGGCGTCGGCGACATTCGCATCAAGCCTGATCACGGCGTCGGCCGCGCTGTCGGTCGGGGCGGCATCGCTGGTGGCGTCGGCGACGTTCACGGCCCTGGCCGCGCCGGCGGCGGATGCCGGCTATTTGTCCGACCTGCGAGATTGGCTGGCGGCGGACCTGGGGGTTTTCGACACGTCGGAGATCGACGTTTCCGGCGACTTGTCGCTGTTCGACTAGCCCGGCGGTGTCAACCTCGGCTTCTCGCCGGCCCGGCGCGGCGGTAGAATGCCGTGTAGGGAGGTCGTGTGTGGGGGGGGGCGAGCCGTGCCGCAGGTCGATAGCTCGTGGATCTACAGCGTGGATTACTACCCCGAGGGAGCCGTGCTGATAGTACGTTTCAAGGACAAGAAGACCGGCCACATCACCGCGACCTGTCGGTATGAGAATGTTGACCCGATCAGGGGGTTCGGCCTGCTGAACGCGCCGAGCAAGGGCACCTACTTCCACGCGAGCGGCCTGTACGGCCGGCAGCACAAGAAACTGTAAGCCATGTCTGGTGACGCCACGAAACCGACACCTAAAAAACGCTCCCGCAAGGACTGGGTCCCCGCCGTGCTCGACGCTTTGTCCCGCACGGCGAACATCAAGGCGGCCTGCGACGCGGCCGGCATCGACCGCTCGACGTTCTATCACCGCCGCGACACCGACCCCGGGTTTGCCTCTGCCGTCGCGGCGGCCATCGACGAGGCTGTGGACGATCTGGAGTTGGAGGCCAGGCGGCGGGCCAAGGACGGGCTGAGGCGGGCCAGGTTTCACCAGGGGCAGATGATCACGGTCCAGGCCGTCGGCCCCGACGGGTCGCCGCTGTACAACGAGAACGGCAAGCCGGTGATGGTGCCGTACACGGAGCACGAGTACAGCGACACGCTGATGATTTTCCTCCTCAAGGCTCACCGGCCGGAGAAGTACCGCGAGCGCTACGACATGCGGCACGCCGGCGGTATCGGCCTGGACCACTCCGGCGAGGTGAAGGGCGGCGCGAATCATGACGACTGCCGGAAGGCCCTGCTCGACGCCATGGCCGGGCTGGGGCTTCTGCCCGGGGGCGGTCCAGACGTGGCAGGCAAAGATTCTTCTGAGGGCGGCGACGGGGAGGGCGGAACCGAGGGACCGCTTCGCGGCGGACCCGGCGAGGCTTCTGACTGACGCCGGCCTGACGCCCGACCCGTGGCAGCGGGCCTTACTGCGCGGCTGGCACGACCGGTCGCTGCTGCTCTGCTCGCGCCAGGCCGGCAAGAGCCTGACCGCCGCCGCCCTGGCCTTGCAGGTCGCCCTGCTCCGCGACGAGGCGCTGGTGCTGCTCCTGTCGCCGACCCAGCGGCAGTGCTTCGACGCTGACACGGTGGTCCTGGATCGCCGGGGGCGGGCGATGCGCATTTGCGACCACCCGGACGCCTGGCCGACCGGCACGAGGCTGGCCAGGCGGTACACCGTCTGGGGCGGGGCGTCCGTCGTCGTGACGGACAACCACCCCCTTTGGGGCGAGCGGGGCTGGGTCGAGGCCGGCGAGCTCAGGCCGGGCGACCGGATCGCAGTTATGAGCGCATGGCCCCGATGGGAGTCGGCCGTCGAGGTTAGCGGCCGGGTGCCGCGGGGCTGGAAGGGTAAGGGCGGCGCCGCCGACGTGTCGTTCCCGGTCACCCCGGAGCTTGGCAAGCTGATCGGTTACATGATGACGGACGGGTGCCACGGCGAAGGCCGGCAGTCCAACGTCAAGTTCGCCAACACGCGCCGGGAGCACCTTGACGAGGTCGCGGCCTTGTCGTTGTCGGTCACCGGCACGCCGGGCCGCCGGCGCGCCGGCGACGACCTGATGCGCGTGCTGGCGTGGGACCGCGGCTTCCCGACTGACCTGTTCCGTTTCCCGCCCGACGTCGCCGCCGCCGCCGTCAACCGGGCGTGGTCGGGCGACGGCTGTGTCCGCGTGACGGCGTGCGGGTTTCCGGAGATCTTCCTCGCCTGTGAAAACGAGGTGTACGCGCGGTACTTTCACCTGCTGCTGCTCAAGCTCGGCGTCCGCTCGTCGGTCAAGCGCGAGTGGGGTAAGAAGGCCACCAGGCCGCACTTTCGCCTGTCGGTGTGCGCGGGGCGGCTGAATGTCGAGCGGTTCTTCGGCGTGGTCGGCCTCATTTACGGCAAGGAGGGCCGGAGCCGGGCGGCCCTGGAGGCTGTCCAGACGGGGCGCAACCGCGCCATGGACCACTTCAAGCAGGACCACGTCGGCGAGGATGGCGAAGAGTTTCACCTGGCCCGCATCACCAAGATTGAGGACGTCGGTGAGCGGCAGGTGTGGGACATCAGCGTCCCCGGCAAGGGCTGGCTGGTCGCCCAGGGCGTCAAAGCTCACAACAGCGGCGAGCTGTTCCGCCACAAGATGATGTGGCTCTACGAGCGCCTCGGCCGGCCGGTGAAGGCGACCCAAGAAACGGCCCTGACGCTAATGCTGGCTAACGGCTCACGGGTGGTGAGCCTGCCGGGCAGCGAGGCGGGGATCGTCGGCTACTCAGCGGTGTCGCTGCTGGTGATCGACGAGGCGGCCCGCGTGCCGGACACGCTGTACTACTCCGTGCGGCCGATGCTCGCCGTGAGCCAGGGCCGGCTGGCGGCCCTGTCCACGCCGCTCGGCAAGCGGGGGTGGTTCTACGAGGAGTGGACCGGGGCGAACCGCTGGGACAGGGTGCGGGTCGAGGCGTCCAGCTGCCCGCGGATCAGCCCGGAGTTCCTGGCCGAAGAGCGGAAGGCGCTAGGCGATCGTTGGTACCGTCAGGAGTACGAGTGCCACCTGCCGGCCACCCGTGTGCTTCTGGCCGACGGGCGGGAGAAAGCGATTGTTGATGTCGCGGCCGGTGACTCCTTGTGGTGCGCCCCACCCGGCTCACCGCCGAAACCATGCCGTGTAACGAGGGTTTGGCCTGTGGGCGAGAAGCCGATCACGAGAGTTGTCACCGAGATCGGGACCGTCTTTTCGGCGAGCAGCGATCACCCGGTCGTGACGGGGCGGGGGAGGCTACCGCTAAGCCTGGCGGGCGACCTGCACTACGTCCCGCGCCCGGCTTACTCGTCCGACCCTCAGGAAGCCCTGGCCCGGCTGGTCGGACACAACATGGGAGACGGGACGGTGTGCGCCCGGCCTTCCGGCCGCTACCAGGCGTCCTGGTACGGCAACGGGTATGCCGACATGGCTCGCGTCGCGGCGGACCTCCACGTTTCCGGCCTGCGCGACGAGCCGGCTTCGGTGCTGAGGAAAAAGGCCAGGGCTGGCAAACCGGACACCTGGCAAGTACACGCCTCCGGCCGCGCGGCGGCCGCGCTGGTTAGCGCCGGCTGCCCGATCGGCAAGAAAAAGCACGCCGTTTTCGGCGTGCCGCCGTGGGTCGCCCGAGGTCCGGCCGGGGTCAGGCGTGAGTTTATCGCCGCCCTGTTCGGGGCCGAAGGGGCCACGCCGATCCGTAGCGCTGGCAGCGGCAAGCGGTGCAACCAACCGGTCCTGAGCATGTGGAAAGCGCGAGAGGCCGACGGCGTCGAACTGTTCGACGGCCTGCGGACACTCCTTGAATGGCTCGGCGTGAGGGCGTCTGTTACGAGGCGGGATGTGGGCGTGAAGGGGTGGTCATTTCACCTCCGGGTCGGGGCCGGGGCCGACAACATCAAGCGGTTTTACGACCTGGTCGGCTACAGGTACGCCGCCGCGAAGGAGCTGCTGGCCTTTCAGTGGTCCGCCTATTACGGCGCTTACTTGCACGACGCCGCAAGCCGCAAGGCCCGCGTCCGCGCCATGCGGGCGTCCGGCCTGACCTACGAGGCCACCGGGCGAAAGCTCGGGTGCCGCGCCGGCGTCGCGCATCAGCTCTGCGTCAGCTCGCCCAGCCAGCCGAGGCGGGACTTCCCCGCATTTGCCGACTGGGTGGCGTCGCGATGGCGCGGCGGCGGCCTGCTCGCCAGGGTGGTTGACCGCCAGGAATGTGATGCCAGCCAGGTTTATAACATCGAAGTCGATTCGCCCGATCACTCCTACCTTTTGGCGGACGGGCTGAACAACTACAATTGTTCATTCGAGGAGACGACCGACTCGCTGTTCAGCAGCGACCAGATCGCCGACATGCTGGCCGGCGGTGAGTCCCATCCGGCCTGGACCGGGGGTGAGCCGTGAGAGACTACGCGCGGGCGATTCTGGGCGACGCGGAAGGCGCGCCTGACCCGTTTAGCCTATACAAGATAGCCGCCGACGCCGCCCTCGACGCTGGCGATGACGACCTGGCGTTCGGTTTGCGCTGGCTGGCCGCCAGGCGGCGCAGGCCGGCATGCCGGATCTTCAAGGACGGCATGGCGTGGGTGTGGCATAACCATGATGAGGGGCAGTTCTGCTTGCTGTACCTGTGGTCGGGGGTTTTCTACCACCACCTGCCGGACCGCGTTGCCGGCCGCGTCGTCGGAGATCACCTTGATGACGGTGACATTTTGTGCGGTGACAGCTTCGCCGACGCCGTCGCGTCAGCGGCCCTGGCCGTGAGCGATGCTCACTAGCGAGGGGGGGGTGTGTTACGACCATGAACGCGTGGCACGTCTTCGGTCTTGACCTCGGCCAGACGTCAGACTTCTCGGCGCTGGCGCTGCTGGCCCGCGACCGCGCGGGGGTGTACGCGGTGACCCACCTCCGCCGCTGGCAGCTGGGCACGCGGTACACGGACGTCGTCCGCGACGTGGCCGCGCTGACCAGGAAGCCGCCGCTGCACAACCCGCCCCTGGTTGTGGACGGCACCGGGGTCGGCGCGGCTGTGGTGGACTTGTTTTTGGAGGCCGACATGCCGGGCCGTGTGGTCCCGGTCGTGATCACCGGCGGGGCCAGGGCGTCTCTGGACGCCGAGACGGGCCGGCTGCACGTCCCGAAGAGAGAGCTGGCCTCGACCCTCCAGGTGCTGATGCAGTCCCGCCGGCTGGTCGTCGCCAGGGGCGTCGAGTTGGCCGAAACGCTGGCCAGGGAGATGGCGAACTTCAAGGTCAAGGTGACCGCTTCGGCGAACGAGACTTACGAGGCGTGGCGGTCCGGCGACAAGGACGACCTGGTGCTGGCCGTCGCCGTCGCGGCCTGGGTGGCGGAGCGGGCGTGGGCGACGTCCCAGGAGGAATACGACGGCGGCGTCGTGATCACCGCCTGAGCGGCGGCAGCCCGGCCATGCGGCGGCCGATGTAAACACAGGCGGCCGAGGCGTCCTCGACGGCGTCTGCCTCGGATAGGTAGATGCGGGCGGCCGAGACGCCTTCGACCTTGGCGGACAACTCACGCCCGCCGGCGAGCCGGTAGAACACTCCAGGCGGCAGGTGGCAAGCCTTGATCTGGTCGGGCGGGTAGAAGGGGGCGTGCCGGCACTCCCAGGACCAGCCGCCGGGGGCGTACTGCGGGTGCCTGGCCGGCGCGGTGCCTATCAGCCTGACGCTGACGACCGGGTGACGCCTGAAGATGCCAGCGGCCAGGGCGGCGAATTCGTCCGGGCGGGATTCGATGTGCCGTATCAGGGATGATACGGAAACGTGTTCGCCGCACCGCCTCACCCCCAGTCCGGCCAGCTCATCCGCCACCTGCTTCCGCACGCCGGCCGGCGTCTCGTGGCGGCCCGCCAGCCCGCGGCTCACCTCCTCCATCCAGTCCGCGTAGGCTAACATGGCGACGTGGTCGAACGGGTCGAGGAGGATGGCCCACAGGAGCTTTTCGCCGTCGGTCATAGCTTTCTCCTCAAAACGGCAACAGGGACGGGTCGATCGATTCGAGCGTGTCGATCGCCGCGGCGGCGTCGCCGGCCACCAGCCGGGCCGCCGCCGCGGCCGCCGGCGCACGGAGCGGATCTCCGCAGCCGCCTGCGCCGCAGCCTCACAGTCGGCGGCGCAGGCGTGCAGGTCGTTAGACAGGTCCGCCAGACCGGCATCCAGCCGGGCGAAGTCGATCTCGGAGCGGGCGAGCGTGGTCAGGGTCAGGCGTCGCACGGGGTGTCTCCTTGAGGGGGAGTGGGGAAGATCAACAATCAGGATCGGCCAGCAACTCGCTCATGAACTCGCCGACGTCGGCGTCCCACACCGCACCACCGTACTGGCACCTGGTAGGGATGATGTCAAAGGGAATTCCTAGAATTTTCTGGGGCGTGCTCCTATACTGTTGTTATACACTGCGGCCAGGAGGCGACGCGATGCCGAAGATCAGGGCCGGCTACAAGCAGCTGGCGACGCAGATACCGGACTGGCTGTTCCGCGAAGTCGAGCGGCTGGCGGCGGCTTTGGGGCGGTCGATGGCGGAGGAGGTGTCGCACGCCCTGGCGAGGCACGTCGCCCAGCCGCCGACGCTGTCCGTGCCGAAGCTGAAGCCGGAGGTTGCTGATCGCCGCCGCGACCGGCGGCGCGAAGAGGGGTCAGCGTTGTCGGCCAGGGCGAGTCCGCCTTCTTCGGCCTTCCGTTAATACCGCGCGTCAAGGTATAATTTTCCCCAAAGGGGGAGGGGATGAACATCGACCGTGGCAACGGCCAGGCCGCCGGGCCGGACGCGCTGAGGCGGCAGGCGGAGCATGAGCGGGCGTTGGCCGACCTGGCGTTGGCCAGGTACGAGCGGTCCCTGATGGAGTCGTTCGTCGCCCCGGCGGGAATGGGCGGCGGCTGGTCGGACATATCCAACCCGTTCGGCTACCGCCTTGACGATGCCGGCCGGCTGTGGTTGCCTCTGGGCGGCGGCACGCTGTTCGCCCGCCAGCACGGGCGGAACAGGCCGTTCGCCTGGATGGACATCAACCTCGACGAGCAAAGGAGCCTGGCGCGCTGGCTCGCCGCGCGCAACCAGTTCGCGGCCGGCGCGCTACGCTGCCTGACGAACTTCGTCATCAAGAAGGGCTTTCAGTATGAGGCCAGGCCGGCGGCCGGGTTCGAGGGCGACCCGGAAGTTGTCCGGCTGGCGAGGGACTGCCAGCGCGTGATCGACCGGCATGACGACGTGAACCGGGCGGCGGAGCGGGAGCGCTCGGTCTACCTTCGCAGCGTCCGCGACGGTGAGGCGTTCGTCCGGCATTTCGCGCAGCCGGACGGCACGACCCTGATCCGGGCGGTCGAGCCGGAGCAGGTGCGGGAGCAGGCCCCGGCCGGCCACGACGCCGACGGGGCGTTCGGCGTCGTCACCGCCCCCGGCGACATCGAGGACGTCCGGGCCTACGTCGTGACCTACGACGGCTCGAACTATGAGCTGGTGGATGCTTCCGAGGTCAGCCACATCAAACGAAACGTGGACGAGACGGTCAAGCGCGGGCTGTCGGACTTCTACGCGGCCGGCGAGACGCTGGACGCCGTCTCCAGGCTGGTGCGAAACATGACGGCGTCGGGGTCGGTCCAGTCGGCGATCGCCTGGATCGAGCAGTTCGAAAACTCGACGGCGTCGCAGGTGGGGAGCTACCTGGCCGGCGTCCGCGACCTGAACCGCCCGCAGTTGACGCACCCGGTGACCGGCCGGGAGGTGCAGTACCAGCGCTACGAGCCGGGCACGATCGTCCGCGTCGGCGCGGGTAAGCAGTACGTGCCGCCTCCGCTGGCTAGCAACACCAGCAACCACGTCGCCATCGTCCAGGCCGCGTTGAGGTCCGCCGCCGCCGTCTGGAACATGCCGGAATATATGATCTCGGCGGATGCCAGCAACAACAACTTCGCGAGCGTGTTGGTCGCCGGCGCGCCGTTCGTCAACTTCGTCGAGTGCGAGCAGGCCCGCTACTCGTTGTACTTCCTCCGCTGGCGGTGGGTCGCCCTCCGCAACGCCTGCGCCGCCGGGCTGCTGGGGCCGGTGTCGTTCGAGTTGCTCCAGAGGCTGATCGACGTGAGCGTCACCACGCCGCAAGTGGCCGTGGCGAAGGAGGCGGAGCAGGCCAGCATCGACCACCAGGACATCGCGGCGGGGGTGATGTCGCTCCAGACCCGGCGGGCCAGGCGGGGTCTGGACGACGAGCAGGAGCGGAAGAACCTTCAGGATGAGCCGCCGACCCGCGTCCAGGGCCGGGTGACTGACCTGGACGCCCAGGGCAACCCGCGGGGTCAGGGCGGCTCGCCCGACCAGCCGAGTCCGGCCCCGCCCGGATCGGCCGACGACCCGTTCGCCGCGATGCTGGGCGAATCCCGCCGGGAAGGCGAGGTTTGGCAAGGCGACTCCGGCCGGTGGTTCACGGTTAAGGGCGGCCGCGTGGTGCCGGCCAGGGCCAGGGGGGGCGAAGGCGGACACGATGCCGGCGGCCTGGGCGGGAAAGACTCAGCCGCGCCGGAAGCGCCGGCGTCCCCGGCGGCAAAGGCCGAGGCCGAGGCGCTCAAGGCGGCCGGCGGCAGGGTCGGCGCGGTCAAGGCGGCCGCCGCCCGGCTGGGCGGGGCCGTCTGGTCGTCGATGAGCGAAGATGAGCAGTGGGTCGCGGCCAGGGCCTACGCGGTCGGCAAATGGGTGTTGCACAGGGCCGAGACCGGGCTGCGCAAGGGCAACCAGTGGGCGGTGGAGTCGGCCAGGGCCCGCGGTTTGTCCGATGAGCAGGCAACGAAGGTCGGCAAGGTGCTGGGCGTCATCGACACCGTGGCGGCGTGGACGGTGAACGTCCCGGCGGCGACGCTGGCGACCGGCAACCCGCTCGTCGGCAAGGCGGCCGGCCTGTTCCCGGTGGCCAGCGCGGCGTACCTGGCCTACTCGGCGGCGCGCGACCCGCTGGCGGTCGTCAAGGCCGCGTGGAAGACGCTCAGGACGCCGTCGGGTGGCCACCATGAGTCGGCCGGCCGGCCTGGTCACGAGGCGGTCATTGACGGGTTCGTCCGGGCGGGTGACGCTGGGCGCGACTGGTACGCGGCGCTGGTGATGGCGGCGGCGGACCTGGCCGGCGGCGACCACGCCAGGGCCGCCGCGATGGCCGACGAGGCGTTCGAGGCCAACCCGTCACCACCGGCGGCGGCCGTCAAGGAGTCCAGGGACGCCAGCGGTCACGAGCACGACGACAGGGGGCGGTTCACCTCCTCAAGCGGAGGGTCGGCGTCCGGCGGCGGGGAGGGCAAGGACGGCGACAAGGCGGTCGCCAGGGCGGAGCACGGCAAGCGGGCGGCGGCGCGGCGGTCGCGCCGCGACGCCGTCGCCTCGAAGCGGGCGGCTTTGAACTCGCACGAGCCGGACATGGCCGGGGACGCCGCCGGGCTGTACCAGGCCGCCAGCGACCCGGACCCGGAGAAGTCGCTAGCGGCGTCAGAGGCGTTCGCGAAGGCGGCCCCGGAGGCGTTCGCGGCCGGGGCCGGCCGGGCGGTGGAAGCCCTGAAGAAGGCCGGCGCTCCAGAGAGGCACCTGTCCCGCGTCGAGAGGGCGGCCGAGCGCGGCAAGGCGTCTCTGGCCAGGGCGTCCGCCCGGCTGGCCGCCGCCGTCGCCAAGGAAAAGACCGCCCATGCCGCCTGGCTGGAGGCGAAGAAGGCCCACGACGAGTCGGAGGCCGCCGAGCCGGACGCGGGCGAGTCGGAGGTTGACAAGCTGATGGCGGCCGAGCCTGGCATCGACACGGATGACCCAAGGATGGCAGAGGCTGAGGCGGCTGACGAGAAGGGCCAGGCGGCATGGGAGAAGGCGCACGAGAAGTGGGAGAAGGCTCACGATAAGCTGAGCGACAAGCTGTCGAAGGCCGAAGAGAAGCTGGGCGATGCCCAGTCCGCTTCTGGCGAGGCGGCCGACGCGCTCGACTCGGCCCACGCCGACGCGTCGGCCGCGGTGGAGGACGCCTACGCCGAGGCGGCCGACGCGGCGTCCGGGCTGCATGACGCCGAGGAGGACGCCATTGACGCTGAGGAAGAGTCGGACCCCGAGCCGGAAGAAGACGAGGAGAACGTGGAGGAGTCGCTGACCGGGGCGGCGGCCAAGAGGAAGGAAGGCGAGACGTGGAGGGGGCCGTCAGGGCGCTGGTTCACGATCAAGAGCGGCCGCGTGGTGCCGACCAGGGCCCCGGACGCCGGCGGCGCGAAGGCCGGGCCGGGGGCCAAGGCGCAGCCGAAGCCAGGGTGCAGCCGGGGGCCGGGGCCTTGATCGGCGCGACACAGGAGCAGGGTCAGGACGCGGTGACAGGCGGCCCGCCGAAGCCCGGCGAGCCGGACCCGGACGCCGGTCGCCCCAGCCGTCCGGAAAATCGGCGCGTCAATGAGGACGGGACGCGCCCGGCCCCGCCGGCGAAGCCGTTCCGGTCACCGCCGCCGAAAAAGCCGCGCGTCGAGGGCGAGGAGTTCGTCCGGAAGAGTGGCGACGAATCTCAAACAAAGATCGGCGATCTGGGCGAGGAGATGGCTCAGCGCCTGGGGTTCCGCTCGATCTTGCCGGCTGGTCGGCGCAGCAACAAGCCGGGAGAGAACGCCAAAAAGGGCAGCACGATCGACCTGGAGTTTGACCACTCCGGCCGGGCCTACGAGCTGAAGCTGTGCAACACCACGGCATCCGCGTACAGGATGAAGGCGAAGAAGAAGGAGAAGAAGCAGAAGCAATTCTTTGCCGACCTTCATGATCTGACGCCCCACGTCATGATCGGCGTCCGCGACGTAGACACCGGGGAAATTCATTTTTATTCCAGTCGCGAGCCTGGGTTTATTGGTGCCGAGGTTTCGGACAAAAAGTACGATTACATCGGGAGCGTGAAGTTGTGAGCGTGACGCTGTGGATCGACACCGACGCGGACGAGACGGTGGAGCTGGGGCCGACGTTGCTGACGTACAAGGCGTTCGCGGAACTGAAACGGGCCGCCGGCCCGCGGTGGGAAACGGATTACCCCGACCTGGCCGGCGTCTTGACCCAGTGCGAGACGCAGGAGGACGCCGACCCGCGCTGGCTGATCGGCGTGCGCCGCCAGGCGGCAGCCCTGCTCCGCACGGCGGGGGCGCGCCTGTCGCCCGACGCCAGAGACCTCGCCGAAACGCTGGCGTCCGCCGGGTCTTCGCCGACGCCAGACCCGGAAGAGGCGGCCGACGCGCTCAACCTGGCCCACGCCGACGCGGCGTCTGGGCTGCGTGACGCTGACCGGCCGGAGGTCGCCGGGGCGTCGCCGGACCCCGCGTCGCAGCCGGACCACCCGTCCAGCGGCAAGACGGCCGCCCAGATCCGCGACGACCTGGTCAACTACCACGCCGGCACCATGGGCAAGTACGGCCTCAACCCGCGCGGGTACGACCGGGACAACTACCCGCCTGGCGTTGACGGCCCGGCGGTGTCCAACGCCGTCGTCACCGCGGTCAAGGCCGCGAAGGCGAAGAGCTCGTTCGCCCAGCCGACCATCAAGGATCTCTACCCGGCGGCGCGCGAGGCCTCGCCCGGCCTGACGGTCCACCAGTTCCACGGCGTGCTAGCCAAGATGTACAAGGACCGCCAGATCTGGCTCCGGCCGCACACGCTGGCGGCATCGACCATCCGGGACGAGGATGTCTGGTACATGATGCCGCTCGACGCCGAGCGAAAATGGTTCGTGGACGATCTGGCGTAGGGAGGGTAGCCGGTGGGTGAGGCCAGGTCGCAGGGCGGCCCGCCCCGGCGCGGCATCCGCTGCCCCCGGTGCGGCCCCGGCCAGCTGGGGGTGATCCGCACCCTGCCGCTCCCCGGCGGGCGGGTCCGCCGCTACCGCCGATGCGGGCGGTGCGGCGAGGTCGTCATCACGCTGGAATCGCCGGCCAAAGGAGAGACGCCATGACCCTGGAGGAGGCTTTCAGTCTTCGGCGTGGCGATGTCGTGGAGACCCGCATCACCGGGTCCAGGGGGTGGCTGCCTGTCGAGGTTGTCGGCTTTGGCTACAGGAGCAATCGTGTTGCCGATGTCCTGGTGAAGGTGCGCCGCCCGGGCCGGATGGCCTCCGGCCGCATCTTTCCGTCCTTCTGGCGGGCACCGCTGAGCCTGCGGCGTCCCGACCGGCTGGACCCCGTGCCGGCCAACGTTTACGCGGATTGGCTGGAGGAGCACGGGTTCAGCGCGGCGGCGGCCGCGCTGCGGAAAGAATTCCCGCTCGCCACGGGCAAGCCCTCGACGGTGCCGTCGAGGGCCTCGAACTCCTAGTCGCCAAATAGTGTTCTACTAATGCACAACCGCCCTCACGCCGCCGCCCAGACGCTTGCATCAGGACGGCGGTCAGCGGTAGGATTGACATAACAGGGGGCCGCGCCTCACGCGCGACCCCGCCCGCGGCTAAAGCCGGCTGATCCCCGGCGAGAAGCCTTACTCTTCGCAGACCCGGTAAGGGGGTCGCGCTGAAAGCGCGGCCCCCTTGCTTGTTTTTTGCCCAGCGGGCCGCGCGCCCGCCGGGCGGAGCTTTGGGGAGGTGGGGCGGGTGGCGGTCGTGCGGCTGGCGGCCTGCGTGGACCTGAGCGAGGGCGCCTCGGCGTCGCGGGTAGACCGCGCCGCTGGCGTCATCAAGGGGGTCAAACTGCTCGGCTGGTCGAGCCAGAACGGCCGGACTTACGACCCCGACGGTGTTGACCCGCGCCTCTACGAGGGGCGGGCGGTCAACTTCAACCACCACAGGGGCGCCGGCGACCGCTCGGTCTACGACCGCTTCGGCCGCGTCGTCAACGTCCGCAAGGCGGCCGACGGGCTGTACGGCGACCTGGAATACCTGCGGAGCCACCCCTACGCGGAGAGCGTGGCGGAGGCGGCTGAGCGGATGCCGAACGTTTACGGCCTGAGCCACACCGCCCGCGGCGTGGAGCGGCCGGGCGGCGTCAAGGGCGGCAACCGGATCGAGCGCGTCGAGAGCGTGCAAAGCGTGGACCTGGTCGGCGACCCGGCGACGGTGTCCGGCCTGTACGAATCGAGGGGGGGCAACGTGAGACTCACCGTGAAGCAGCTTCAAGAGAAGCTGTCCCAGTCGCGCCCCGGCTATGCCCGCGCGCTGCGCGAGATGGCCGAGGCGGGCATCATGGCCCCGGCCGACGAGATGCCCGAGCCGGAAGAGATGGACGAGCCGGACGAGGCGGACGACCACAAGAAGGCCATCCTCGACGCCTGCAAGGCCTGCCTCGATGACGGGTCGCTCAGCGAGGACGAGAAGGTCGCGAAGATCAAGAAGCTCCTGGCCGTCCACAAGGGTGACGCCGGGACCGCCGGCGGGTCCGGCGTGACCGGGAAGGCAGGCGAGGGGAGTGAGGGCTACTCGGCGGCAGAGTCGAGGAAGCTGGCCGACCGGCTGAACCTGCTGGAGGCCCGCGAGCGGCTGCGGGCGGCGGCCGACGAGGCCGCCGTCAGGCTGCCGAAGTCGCTGATCGAGCACGTCAGCCCGTCGATCACCGAGGCCGGCGCCAAGGCGCTGGTGGCCGAGCTGAAGGCGGCGAGCAAGGCCGAGGCGGCCCGGCCGAAGTCGGCCCCGGCCAGGGCCGTGACGGAGTCCAGGGGCGGCACTGGGTCCGGCGACCCGGACCCGAAGGCGATCGCCCGCCGCGTCCTGGTCGGCTAAGCGGAACACGAGGGGGGGCTTTGAGCCATGGCGAACATCGCGCGGTACACCGCGACCCAGCTGAACCTGGATGTCGTCGAGATCTTCGACGACTTCACCGCCGACCAGTCCGACCTGTTCTTCGTTGACACGATCACCGACACCGGCACGGCGCTGGTCGGCGATGAGGTCAACGGGGTGATGACCCTTACCCCGTCGGACGGCACCGTCGCCGACAACGACGAGGTGTACATCGCCTCGTCGAACGAGATCTTCCTGTTCGGCACGAACCGGGAGATCTACGGCAAGTGCCGTCTGAGGTGGACCGAGACGGCCGCCGGCGTCTACAACGTCGGCTTCGGCTTCATGAACGCCGTCGGGGCGGACTCGCTGATCGACAACGGCGGCGGCCCGAAGGTGTCCGGCTCGACGCTGGCGATCTACAAGGTGGACGGCGGGTCGGTCTGGCGGGTCGCCTCAGCCTGCAACGGCGTCTCGACCGTGACCGTGTCGGACCGGGCGGCGGTCGGCTCGACCTGGTACGAGCTGGAAATCATCGCGAAGGATTGGGACGGCGTCTCGATGCAGGTCTACTTCTACGTGGACGGCACGCCGCTCAAGGACACGACCGGCAATGTCATCAAGCACACCGTCGCCATCGCCAGCGCGACCGAGATGTCCGTCTGGGCCGGGGCCAAACTGGGCGCGGCCACGAACAACGACACCACCAAGATCGACTTCATCCTGGGCCAGCAGACGCGAGTCTGACGCCGGCCGGACGGGGGAGGCTTTGCATGGCGCTCAATCACGACAGGCTGGTCAAGGAGTACTCCGCCCTGTGCGAGTCGCGGGGGGAGCCTGCCGCCACGGAGACGTTCCGTGAGGTGTTCACCTCCAAGGCGATTCACCCCGGCAGCGTGGACCTCGGCTCGCTCTTCGAGGCTTGCTTCGGCGTCCACGAGTTCCGGGCCTGCCGCGCCGGCGGGAAGGACTACCTGGCGACCAACGTCATGGAGCGGGCGCTGACCGAGGCCGAGGGCGCGGTGGCGACCAGCGCATTCATGAATATTACTGGCCAGATCGTCTACAGCACGATCATGGACGCCTACAGCCTGGAAGAGACGGTTTTCCAGAAGCTGATCCCGGAGGTGCCGACCAAGTTCCTGCATGGCGAGAAGATCCCCGGCGTGAACCAGATCGGCGACGAGGCCGCGTTCCGGCCGGAGCTTCAGCCCTACGGCCTGGCCGGGTTCGGTGAGGACTGGGTGTTTACCCCGCCGCTCCGCGACACCGGCATGGTCGTGCCGGTGAGCTGGGAGGCGGTCTTCGCCGACCGGACGAACCTGGTGCTGACGCGGGCCAAGGACGTCGGGCGCTGGGTCGCGCAGAACAAGGAAAAGCGCGCGATCGACATGCTCATCGACGAGAACGTGACTGCCCACCGCTACAACTGGCGCGGGACCGTGATCGCGACCTACGGTGACAATGCCGGCGCCCACACCTGGGACAACCTGGCGGCCTCCAACGCCCTGGAGGACTGGACCGACATCAACACCGCCGTCCAGCTGCTCAACCAGATGACGGACCCGTACACGGGCGAGCCGGCCGTCTTCGAGGCGAAACATTTGGTCGTGACCAAGCAGCTGGAGCAGACCGCCCGCCGGATCATCCGTGCCGGCGAGATCCGCGTCACGGTGCCCGGCTACGCGACGACCGGCACGCCGACCCAGACGGTCGCGCCCAACCCGTACAGCAACGCCTTCGAGCTGGTGACGAGCCGGCTGCTGGCGGCGCGGCTGGCGACCGACACGAGCTGGTTCCTCGGCGACGTCACGAAGATCGGTCAGTACATGGTGGCCGAGCCGCTGACGGTGACCCAGGCCCCGCCCAACGCCCCGGAGGAATTCCACCGGCGCGTCGTGGCCCAGTTCAGGGCCAACGAGTACGGCGCCTACACCACGGTCCAGCCCCGCGCGGTCATCAAGAGCACCGCGTGACCCAAGGAGCATGAGCCAGATGGCAGAAGCAGCAGTCAAGGACGCCAGGCCGCAGACGAAGGCCAAGGAGTCGCTCTTCGTGCCGGCCGACCGCCCGGAAGGCGAGATCCTGTCCTCGGAAGCCCGCCGGGTGCTGGTGACCTCGTCGGCCCCGAAGCCGGCTTACGTCCCCCTGATCTCGTCCGCGGCCTCGGCCGACGACCCGTACCCCGGCCCTCCGGTCGCCCCGGTCGCGGACCCGAAAGGCCCGCGGGTCATCCACGAGAACGAGCGCGCCCCGGCCGGGTCGGGGCTGAAGCGCTACAAGATCAGGCTGCTCAACATCGGCGGGGAGCACCCGTGGCGCTACGTCTTGGCCGCCTGCCAGGAGCAGGCCGAGAAGACCTACCACCAAGCGATCGGCCTGCCGGCCCTGGAAAGGATGTACGGCGACGCCCTGCCGGCGCCGCGATACGCCGTCCGTGAGCTGCCTGACTGAGGGGTGTACCGTGGCGAGCGAGGCCGAGAATCTGCAAACGGCGATCGACAACGTCGCGGCCAAGCTGGCCGAGGTGACCGCCAACCCCAAGCCGAGCTACTCGATCGACGGCCAGAGCGTGAGCTGGGGTGAGTACTACCGGATGCTGACCGGGCACCTGAAGGAGCTCCGGGAGGCGAAGATCGCCGCCGACGGGCCGTTCGAGCGGAACGTTGTCGGCTGGAGCTGACCGGAGGTGACGGCGGGTGGCCGAGTCACAGTACTGGCAGATCCTGAAGGCGGCGCAAGCCGCCGTGATGATCCTCCCGGAGTTCGTCGGGGTGTCATCCGCCATCCGCCTCCGGCCGTTCTGCTCGACTGAGCACGGGGACCGGCTGCCGTTCGCCTGCTTCTCCGGCTCGGCCGAGCGCGTCGGCCAGCTTTACCGGGCTGACCGGGCGCTGATCGACTACCCGGTTTACCTGACTGTCTTCACGGCCAAGGGGCCTGACCTGGAGGGCGAGGAGGCGATGCGGCTGAAGCTCCAGCGGCGTGAAGCGGCCCGCCACGCGCTGTGGAGGCCGAGATTGCACCCGACGCAGGGACTGGCCCGCTACGAGCCTGACCCGCCCTGGGATTTCGGCGGGCTGGACAGGGCGTTCGATATCTCCGTCCAGATGTGGGTGTATTCCAACGACGAGCCTTGTTGATGAGTGGGGGGGGGTGTAACTCGTGGCTGACCTGTCGATTACGGCGTCCAACGTCGCCCAGGCAACCGGCGCGACCGTGGACAAAAACTACGTCGCCGGTGAGACGATCACCGCCGGGCAGGCCCTCTATATCAAAGGGTCGGACGGCAAACTCTGGAAGGCCCAGGCGGACGGCACCTCCGAGGAGGCGACCGTCTACGGGATCGCCCTCAACGGGGCCTCGGCAGACCAGCCGGTCGCCGTCCTGACCGGCGGGAACATCACGATCGGCGCGACGATCGCCGTCGGCACGGTCTACGTCGTCTCGGCGACGGCCGGCGGCATCGCGCCGTGGGCAGATCTGGTCAGCACCAACCGAGTGTCACTCTTGGCCTACGGGGCATCGGCGGGGGTGTTGACGATCAACAAGGTGGTGACCGGGGTCCAGATCCCGTGATCGGGGTCACTTAGCTAGGGAGGGGGCGTCGTGGCTATCGACGGGCCAAGGTCTGGGTGGGAGGCGCGGGTCGGCATCATCATGTATGACGCCTCCACCGGCGCGCTCAAGTCCGGGTATGTCTCAACCAGCACGCCGCGGTTCTTCGCGGTCAAGCGGTGGAGCATGACCCCGGAGGCGCCGGGCCTTAACGCGGACAACACCGAGGGCAAGCCGGGCCGGCCCCTGGCGAACCTGGCGCCGGGCTACGCGGCCAAAGTTCGCGGGATCAAGTCGTGTCGGGTGCGTCTGGAGCAGGCGACCCTTGACGACTCGGCCGACCCGTTCAGCACGGCCCCGGCCGGGGCCGGGTTCAACATCCGCGAAGGCGACTACATGAAGGTGTTCATCTGGCCGGACAGGGACAACTCCGGCAACACGGCCCTGGCCCACACCGCCGAGGTCTACGTCGAGCGGGTGGACTACTCCGGCGAGGTCGGCGGCCTCCAGCCGGTGACGATTGAGGGCACCTCGGACGGCAACTACAACTTCGTGTGACGGGTGAGGCATGTCGGAAATCGCGGCGACGTTGGGGCTGCCGGTGACGTTTACTTACGCCGGCAAGGAGTACCAGGTGGCCGGAAGAGACTTCACCGTCGAGGGGCTGTTCGTCACCTGGTGCGAGGCCAACGCCCTGAAGGCGATCCAGAGGCACAAGGAAGAGCTGGGGCCGACGGGCGTCGCCATCCAGATGGACGGCTGGCGTCGGGACTGCGCCGCCCACGCCTACGACTGGGATGGCCTGGAGTGCTGGCAGGCCCGCATCAGCGTGCCGGGCCGGAAGCACCTGGCCGCCTTGCAACTCTGCAAGGCCGGCATGCCCATGCCGCAGGCCGAGGCTCTGGTGGATGAGGTGTTTGAGGATGCCGAGGCCCGGCAGGCCCTGGAAGACGCGATGGTGAGGGCCGACGCCGACCCAAACCGGGCGCGCCGGCGCCGGCGGGCGGCGCCGGCGTAAGGAGGCTCCGTTTCGTGACGATCTGCGCGATGCTGGAGGAGCGGGGATACCGGCGGGACCAGATCGCGACCATGTCGCGGTGGTACGCCCTCCGCGTGCTGATGCACCCGCGCAAGTCCGGCGACGGCGTTCAGCCTCTGGAGCCTCAGTACGCGCCCGGCCCGCCGGCCGACACCGACCGGGAGCGGCTGCGGCGGAAGCTCCTGCGGATGCGCTACCACGACAGCGCGATCAGGAAAATCCTGGGGGGCTAACTCGTGTTTCCGCCTGCCCAGCCACAACCGCAGCCACAGCCGCAACCGCAGCCGCAGTTAGCCGGGTTCCAGTTCGTTTACACGCCAGCGTTTCAGGCGGCCGTGACTACTGCTGCAGCGGCGGCCGCCGTGACGCCGGCCGTCGCCGCGGCAGCAGCGAGAGGTGCCGCCAGGGCGCCTGGCCTTTTCCGGCAGCAGCCGTCGCGGGGCGGTCCGGTGAGTGACTCACGGTCCGCGGTCAACGCCGGCCTTTCCGCCGCCGCCGGTCTGGGCGGCGGCGTCACGGCGCTCGCCACGGCCGCGGACCCGTTCAGCACGGTCCCCACCTTCACAGCTAGCCTCAAGGGCGTGGCGATCGAGGCCGGCCAATCGCTGCTGCCGGCCCTCGACCAGGTGTCGATGGCGCTCCAGGACTTTGAGCGGTTTCTCGAACGGGTTGACCCCCAGCTCAAATCGTTCCTTGGCCAGTGGGCCGTGTGGGGCACGCTGTCGGCCGGGGCGGCGCTGGCCGCGATCAAGCTCGGCGCGGCGCTGTGGACCGTGGTCAAGGGGGTCGGTGCCCTCTCCCTGGCGCTGGCCACAACCCCGTGGGGCTTCGTCGCGGTCGGGGTGGCCGCCGTCAGCGCGCTGGCCTACTCCTGGCTTCAGGCCGGCGACAACGCCGAGCGGGCCAAGCGGATGTTCGGCCTGGCCGGCGAGCAGGCGGCCCGCGCCCGGCCGGAAAACGCGGTGGCGGCCGCCGACCTGGGCCGGCTGCCCGCGGACGTGCGGACCAAAATCGAGGCGGCCGGCGGCGACCGGGAGAAAGTCGCCGCCGAGCTGAATGCCTACCGCGACCGTACCAGGAAGGAGCTGGAAGACGCCAGGGCGGCGCAGGTGCCGCAGGCCATTGCCGGCGACCGCGCCCGCAGGCGGTTCGAGGAGCTGGCCGAGAAGGAGATGCCGGCGGTCCTGGAGAGCTTCTGGGCCAGGCTGCCGGCCATCAACCGCCGCGGGCTGGGTGACAAGGAACATGACGATGAGATCCGCTGGGCGGCGATGATGACGTCGCTGGATGCTCAGCGCCGCATCCGCAAGGCCATGGCCGCCGAGGGGATAGAAATCCCTGCCGGTGAGGCCCAGGACGCCATGACCCGCCTGACGGTCTTCAAGGGGCTGGACGAGGAGCGTTATCAGGAGGTGTTCGGCCGGGAGTTCCACAGGGCCAACCCGTACACCGATTTCATGCGGCTGATCGGCCGGCCTCAGTTCGATTTTACCCCGCAGTCGGGGCCGGCCGCCGGCATCGGCGTCAAGCGCTATGAGGAGGAATCCAAACGGCTCAAAGATGCCGAGGACCGCGCCAGGTTCGCCGAGGATCTCGCGCGCAAGACCGGCGCGTCCGACCGGCTGACCCGCGACTTCCAGGGGCCGACGCCGTCGATCTTCTCCGACCCCGGCCAGCTCGCCGATCAGATCCAGCTGGCAGCCCTGACCGCAGGTGACAAAACGGCCGAGAACCAGACGAAGCAGCTGGAGGCCGCCGTCAAGAGCGGCGAGCTGCTCCAGCAGATCCACGGGGCGATCGAGGCGCTGAGGCGCGACGTCCAGCCGAGACACCTTCCCGCCGCCCCGGCGGGGGGGGGGTGGTGACCCGTGCCGCTCATCCCGATCCAGGGCACCAGCCTATACTTCCAGTTCTGGGACGTTGCCGAGTCGGAGGGCGGCCCGCAGGTGTCCGTGGCCGGCGGCAGCTCGCGGGTCGAGCGGCAAGTCCAGATCTTGCCCGGCTACATGGGCCTGGCCCGCCAGGTGTTCGTCGGCTACTCGCTGTTGCGGCAGCCCGTCAGCGGCACGAACAAGTGGATCTCCCGCGTCACCCCGCACGGCTATGAGGACGAGCAGCACCTGGACCCGGAGGGCAAGCCGTGGCTGTGGGCCAGGTCGGTCGAGCGGTCGCGCGCGCTTAACGTTTCGTCAATCAGCGCCTTCTCCGGCGCGCCGCGCGGGCTTCTCGACCTGGCGACCGTGGTCTACACCGACCTGCGTTACGACGTCGTGCCGGACACGTCGCCCTTGATGGCGTTCTCGCCGGACCCCGGCGGGCACATTGACCCCGGCACCGGGCTGATCGCCCCGCCGCAGCTTAACCCGCTAATCGGCGCGCCTGATGAGGCGACTCTCAACCGCTACGTCACCCGCCGTTACCAGTCACTGTCCCGCACGATCTCCTTGCCGCGGGCGATCCCCCGGTGGGTGTTGGAGCCAGGCGACACCAACTACACCGGCTCGACCCCCGGCCCGCCCGTGTTCCAGGGGTTCGGACGTACAGAGTCCGGCTCGGAGCTTCAGTACATCTGGCACGAGGTGCCTAACTTCGCGGCTGGCCCCGGTTCCAGGCCGGAGCCGTGCGTCGGCATGCCGACTATCGGTGAGATGCTCAACACCGTTAACCGCTACACGTTCGACGGTATCTACGAGCCGGGGACGTTGCTGTTTCATAAGTATGACATGCAGGAAGAGCGCAATGTCCGCGGTGAGCGGGTGTGGACGATCACCTACCACTTCCGCTACCTGCCCAAGTATAGCCGCGTCTCCGGCCTGGCCCGCGGCCACAACGCCTACCTCCGCGCCGTGCCGCGCGGCGGACCGCCGGCGACTGACACCTGGCTCGACTACAGAATCCTCACGCTGAACGGGCGGTCGGCCGGCCAGCGGACCTACCCCAGCAGCGACTTCGCCGACCTCTTCCGGCCGGAGTACCCATGACCGGAGGCGGGCGACCCCCTGGGTGGCCGGGCCAGCCGTGGCGGCCCGAAACGGACTACCAGCCGGACGAGTTCGTCGGCGCGGAGGCCGACTCCCTGCCCAGCGGCAGCGCCAATATCCACACCTGGCTACCGCCCATCATCAACCTGGAGATCACCGGCCGGATGGGCGGGGGGGGGCAGTATTCCTGGCGAGAGGTCTACCTGCCGTCCAAGAAAGACGCCTGGGCCGACGCCGGCGGCGGCCGCGGCAGCGACACGCTGGGCGTACCGGCCGTCGAGGCCAACGGCCGCGCGGTCAAGACGGGCGGCGTCTACGAGGCCCGCCTGCACGAGTCCGGCGAGTACTACCTGTTCTGGGCCGGCGGCGAGGGTGACGACACGGTCCTGGCCCAGATCACCGAGGTGACCTGGTCCGGGTCGTGCCCGACCTACACCGTCTTTCGCGTCTCCGCCGGCGCGGGTTGCGGCTACTCCGACGGCCCGTTCGCCCGCCACCGCCGCGGCTGCGTGACCCAGGCATTCCACGAGCAGGAAGTCGGCCTGGTCGCCGCGCCGCCGCCGTCCCCCCGCAAGGAGTACCCCGGCACCGCCGGGGAGGACGCTTCGGCCGGCACCGCCACCTGGTCCGACGTTGACTCGGCCCTCAACTCCGACGACTCCCACGCCGCCAGCACCACGACCGCCGGCCAGCAGACGCGCTACCTCAAGCTCACCGATTTCTGCTTCGCCCTGCCGACCTACGTCATGTCGGTCACCAACGTCGAAGTGCGGGTCGAGGCTAGGGCGTCCGCGTCGTCGTCAGTCCGCGACGCCGAGGTCAAGCTCATCGTCGGCGGGACGATCGGCGGCACCAGCAAGCACACCGGGACGGCCCTCACCACTTCGGACGCCGTCTACAGCTACAGCCACACGCCGTCCGCCTGGGGCCACGGCTCGCTGACGCCTGGCCAGGTCAACGCCTCGAACTTCGGCGTCGCCCTCCGCTACGAGAACTACTCCGGGGCGATGGCTGCCGTCTTAATCGACACCGTCGAGGTCCGCGTCTCGTTCACGCCTGCGTCGGACGCCGTGGTCGGCTCGTGCGTCGTCCGTCTGCGCTGGAACCCCGACGAGGAGTGCTGGCAGACCAACGACCAGCCGCGGGTGGAGGTGGTGCGGAAGAAGACCCCGGAGGAAACCGAGGTGGTGGGCGGTGTGGTCTACTACAAGGGGTACCGCACCAGGGTGGCTCAATTCGGCGGGGCGGTCACCTCGATCGAAGAGGTCCTGCTCCGCCCGCTCAACCCGTGAGGCGCCGTGGCCGACGAGTCGCTACGGGTGAGCAGGCTGGCTGACCGGGTCGAGTCGGCCTCGGGCGAGCGCGACGTCTACGTTTGGCGCGAGGGCAACCACTGCGGGGTTCCCGACGAGCCGTTCCTGGCCCAGCTAACGGACGTCGTCCAGTCACCCAGCCTGGGCACGGCCAAGGTTTACGGCTTCGTCGCCCGCTGCCAAAAGGACTGGCTCGACGAGGTCGAGTTCGTCACCCACGACTGCGGCTCGGGCAACACTGTCACCCTGTCGAAAGAGGTCAAGTTCCGGGGGAACAAGTTCGAGGATTGCGCGCCCTACGGCGAGCCGTGCCCCGAGGCGACGCTGATCTACAACTACGCTACCGGCAGGTGGGAAGGCGAGCTTCCACTTCTGGAAGGCACCGCGTCGCTGGCGTTCTACTGCACCTGGGACGGCTTTGTCAAGTGGTGGCTGGAGGTGGCCGGCTGCGCCTACCCCGCCGCGGTCCTGCTGACCCCGACGTGTGTCTACCCGCCGAAGTGGACCGGCACGGGCAACGAGATCTTCGGTGACTGCTGCCCGGAGGGCTTGCTGATGGTCCCGACGGTCTACACGATTGAGGCTCTCGTGGACCCGCTCTACGAGGGGCGGCTGGCTGATCACGTCAACGGCATGGACGTGTACGCCTATGACGAGCACTGTGAGGCATCATGTCAGGAGTCAGCCGGCTGCTGTCCCGGCGTGCCGCTGGACTCACAGTGGGAATTCACCATATTCAACGTCTCGGGCTGCGGATGCGGTGCCGCCGTCGATGGCGGCTACACGTTCGGTAACGTTTGCCAGACGTTCGGTTTGAGCGGGTGTTCGACGGCTTTCACCTTGTGTCTGCTGTGCCAGCCTTACGGGAATGAGCGCACCTGGGAGCATTACCGCTTACAGATCGGGACTGGCGGGAAAATTTACACACCATCGTCGGGGAGTTGCGACCCGGTCAGCGTGACTTTTCACGGCGTGGAGGTTATCCAAGACGTCGGCCCTTACGGTACGTGTGTCGGCACGATCTCGGTGACGGTGACCCGGCCATGACCACGGACGTCCATGACTGGTCCGACCCGCAATGGCACCTGCCCTACACGCGCCGGCCGTGCGACCACCCGAACGGCCCGCCCCGGCCGGGCTTGTGCGTCGTCTGCCGTCTCTACGTCAAGGACGCCCGCTACCGGGAGCTGTACGACGGCCGCCGCCCGGCCCGGCCCGGCCCGCCGCGCAACCCATCCCCGCCCTGGCCTCCGCCGCCGCCGCCGGCCCGCGACATGCTCCGCTGCGTCCATCTGGGCGGCCCCACCGGCGAAACGCGCTTCGCCGAGAAGGGGTTCGGCTGAAGGAAGACCAGGCAGAGGCTGAAGGTCTTCAGCTGCTCACTCCCGGAGATCGCCGAGACGGACGCCTGCCGCTGCGCCCTGTGCCCACGCCACGAGGAGCGACCGCGCGGGCCGTTCCCGGTGCGGGACCTGGCCTACTTTCTCTGCCCGGTCGAGGGGCCGGCCTGGCGACGAAACGTCGAGCGGCTGGTAAAATACTGGCATCTGTTCACCGGCAAGAAGGTCGTCTGCGTCGCGTCCGGCCCGGTCGTGTGCAAGGTCGCCGGCAAGCAAACGACGCGCAACACGGAGCCGCCGGCTGCCGCGCGGGCGGCGTTCCCGGCTGACCCCGACTTGGAGTTCATCGACGTGGCCAACGACGCCGGGCTGCGCGAGGTCAAGGGCCTCGTGCCGACGCTGGAGCGACTCCGGTCTACGGACCCCGGCCGGGCGGTGTTCCTGGCCCACACCAAGGGCGTGACCTACCCTGAGCCGCACGCGCTTGCCCACCGCTGGGCGGAGGTTATGTACGAATCGCTGCTTGGCCACTGGCCGGTCGTCGAGGCGGCGCTGTCCCGCTTCCCGGCCGCCGGCAGCTTCAAGCGGGTCGGCCAAACGCTCGGCGTGACCTGGCACTACTCCGGCTCGTTCTGCTGGCTGAGGTCGGCCGACCTGTTCGCCCGCGACTGGCGGCGGGTGGACCAGCGCTGGTGGGGTGTCGAGAGCTACCCCGGCCGGCACTTCCACGAATCGGAAGCCGGCGTCGTGTTCATGTCCGCGAAGTTCCCCAACCTTGACCTTTACCGGCCCGAGTGCTGGCGCGAGGTCGTCGAGCCGGCGTGGGCCGCCTGGGTCGAAGCTAACAAGGACCGGAGGACCGCCCCATGATAAAGCTCAATCTCGGGTCCGGCCGTCACCCGTCGGGGGGGGCTGGCTGAACGTAGATCTGGCTCCGCGGGAGGGGCTTTGTAACGCATCCGCTCCCTGAAACGCATTCGGGCGGCGTGAAACGTATTCGGCTTGCTTTGTAACGCAAAGCGTGGTGCCTGCCAGTGCAGGCGCCGCGCTGCTCTGCGCGCGTCTTGACTACGATTTCGTTGACATCAACAGAGGATGCCGCCATGTTCCTTGATGCTCGCTTGAGCAACTCTCCGCGATGGTTTCTTGAGAGGCCAGAGGACTGGGCCATGCGTGTTCCTGACGTCGTCCGTAAGGGCGTCGTCTTCCTCGGGAGGACGATCACGCAAG